GACTGCCTCCCGCAGGAGGACGGCGATACCGATGTCGTTTTCATCGTTCATTGGTCTTGCAACGGCGTGGACGGAGACTACAACGGAACCGTCTACTCAACCTGCTCCGTGCCGTTTCAGAAGAACAAGTCCTTCACCCCCTACGCCTCGCTCACGCTCGACCAAGTGCTTGGCTGGGTCTGGGCCAACGGCGTGGACAAGGACGCTACAGAGGCCGCCGTGCAGCAACAGATTGACAATCAGATTAACCCGCCCGTCGTCTCGCCGCCGCTGCCGTGGGTGACGCCGTGATTAACCTCACGCTGACCACGGAAGAGGTTAACGCCATCCTGCAAGTGCTTGGGCAGTTGCCGACGAGCAGCGGTGCGTGGCCCCTTGTAGTCAAAATCAAGGAGCAGGCAGAGCCGCAGGTCGTGAAGGACGGGGAGCCGTGACCACGGTACAAGACCTTGAGGTCACCGTGACCTCTCACATTGATGTCTGCGCGGTGCGCTACGAAGCCATCCATGCGCGGCTGAAGCGTCTGGAGAACCTTCTGATGCGGGTTGGCGGGGCGATTATCGTCATCCTGCTGACCGCGTTTGGCACGGTGACGATGATGTTCTTGGGATCCATTAAGTGAAGGAAGAGGGGGCCAGTTCTGTGAACTTCGGCGAGATAATGAAGATGTTGGTTCCCGTCCTGATTGCCTGTATCGCATGGCTTCTGGGACAGGTCACATCTTTCAGCACTCGGCTGACCAAGATCGAGGGTCAGATGCCTGCAATTATCACGGCAGAGGGTATTCCCACCGACAGCCCCATCTCGGCAGAGCGCCGTCAGCGTATGAAAGAAGAACTGCTCGACAAGATTTACGACCTTCAGATGCGGGTCAAACTGCTTGAACAGAAGGAGAAGGACAAGTGATACCTGCCGCCATTCAAGCCATCCTTACACCCCTCCTTGGTAACGGGTTGAACCTCGTTGCCAACGCCGTCATGGCAAAGGGCAAGGACTATGTCGAAAAGAAGTTGGGCGTTGAATTGAAGCCGGATATGTCCAGCGAGGACTTGGCAAAGGTTCAGATCGCACAGATGGAGCATGAGGAAGAACTGCTGCGGCTCCGTATCGAAGAGGACAAACTTGACCTTGCGGAGTTGGAACTCCGTTTAAAGGACACAGATTCAGCGCGGGAGCGGGAGGTACAGATCTCCACATCTGACAAAGCCCCCTTGCTCAACAAGATCGTGACCCCCGTTCTCGCGCTGTCTATTCTGCTGCTGACCTTCGTGCTGTTTGGTGTGGTCATGTTCGACGATACCCCGGTCGAGGCAAGCCGCAAGGACATCCTCATCTACATCTTGGGTGTGCTGTCTGCCATCGCCAGCCAAATCGTTAGTTACTACTTCGGTTCCAGCCAAAGCAGCAAGGACAAGACCGACGCACTCAAGGAGGCCATCAAGTGAGTCTCGTAAAAGAACAGGCGGCGTTCCTGCTGGATCTTGCCAAGCTCATCAACAAGGCGACAGAGCTCGGTTTCGTGGTGACGGCGGGGGAGCTTTACCGCACCCCGGAGCAGCAGCAGATCTACGTTAAGTCCGGGCGCAGTCAGACCATGAACAGTCTGCACTTGCAGCGACGTGCGGTCGATCTGAACTTCTTCGTGGACGGTAAGTTGACCTACGACAAAAAAACCCTTGCTCCGTTGGGCGCGTACTGGGAGTCGTTGGACCCGCTCAATTCCTGGGGAGGCAACGGCGTGAAGCTGGTCGACACGCCGCACTTCAGCAGGGGCGTGGGCAAGCCTGAGTGGAAGCGGGTCACATGAAGCTCGCGCTTGAATCGCGGACCACGGTCCAGGGTCTGGTCGAGCCTGCGCATGTGATCGAAGTCTATTGCGACGCCTGTGGCTACGATCTGGACGAGGCGGAGTTGGATGCGGACACTTGTTCGGACTGCGGGCAGTTGTTGAACCTGAAGCAGCACATTGCGATCCAGGTGACGACCATGCCGGCAGCCAGCGGAGGAACTTTGCCGTGAGGAAGAAAGCCAAGAGTAAGGTCAACGCAGCGGGTAACTATACGAAGCCCGAGCTGCGCAAGCGTCTGTTCAGCTCCATCAAGTCTGCCAGTACGCAGGGCACGGGCGCAGGAAAATGGTCCGCGAGGAAAGCACAGCTCTTGGCGAAGCGTTATAAGGCCGCCGGCGGCGGGTACAGGGACTAACATGCGCGCACCACAGCAGTCGTTGAAGGATTGGACGGCCCAGAAGTGGCGTACGAAGTCTGGCAAGCCCTCGAGCAAGACGGGCGAGCGGTACCTTCCCGAGGCCGCCATTAAGGCGTTGTCCCCGCAGGAGTACGCGCGCACGACCGCGGCCAAGCGCAAGGGCAAAGCAAAAGGCAAACAGTTTGTAAAGCAGCCGAAGGCGATCGCTCGCAAGACGGCGCAGTACAGGTAAGTAAGCCATGGCGAGTGTCAAGAAGGACGCGATCGGGCAGGAGATTCGTAAGTCGTACGAGCGCGGCCAGAAGGGCTGCCCGGAAGCGACGATGGATATCCATGTCAACCTCAAGAATCGCAATCACGCGATCGAGGATTATGGCTACGGGCCGTTGAACCCGGAGTCCGAGTCGCGTGCTTTCTGGGACAAGAAGGCCGAGCTTTGGCAGACCACGGTGCGCGAGGCCAAGAAGGCCCGCTGTGGCAACTGCGCGGCGTTCATCCAGACCCCGGAGATGATTGCCTGTATCGAGAAGGGCATCCATGACTACGACGAGGAGATGGAACACGAGAATTACGCCCCGGATGTGGTCGCGGCGGCCAATCTCGGGTACTGTGAGCTGTTCCACTTCAAGTGTGCCGGCGATCGTACTTGCGATGCGTGGCTCGTCGGCGGTCCAATCAAGTAGGATGCGCCCATGGCACTACTCAGACTGTTCTTAAAGCCGGGTGTAGACAAGCAAAACACCGAATATGGCGCAGAAGGTGGATGGATCGACTCCGATTACGTCCGTTTTCGCTATGGACTGCCTGAAAAGGTCGGCGGATGGGCCCCGTTTGGCGAAACCATCGCCTATTTGGTGGGTATGCCGAGCGAAGTCTTCACTTGGACGGACCTCGAGGGCTCTCCCTACGTTGCCGTCGGCACCAACAAGAAGGTTTACGTCTACTACGGCGGCACCTGGGCGGACATTACGCCCATCCGTGACACGAACACGGGCGTTACCTTTGATACGACGAACGGTTCCAACCGTGTAGTGGTCAATGACAGCGGCCACGGGGCCATTACGGGGGATTTTGTCACGCTTTCTGCGACGACGGGCAACCCTGGTGGCATTCCGAACGCGAGTTTGAACAACGAGTTTGAAATCATCGAGGTTCTGAACGCCAATGAGTACGCCATCGAGGCGCCGACCAACGCGACCTCGACCGCCACGGCGGCAGGCACGGCCACGGCGGCCTACCAGATCAACACGGGGGCAGCGGTAAGCTACTCGGACTTCGGCTGGGGCACTGGCACGTGGGGCTTGAGCACGTGGGGCACCCCGCGCCCGCCGTCTGCCTCGGTTGCGCTCTTTTCCCGTGTTTGGCAGTTCGATAGTTACGGCGAAAACCTCATCATGCAGGTTGTAGACGGCGGCATCTACGAGTGGCTGCCGAGCACGGGCATTGGCGTGCGGGCAACGGCCATTTCTGGCGCGCCGACCAAGAGCAAATACGCGTTGGTGTCGACGCCTGACCGGCATCTGGTCTGCTTTGGTACGGAATCGACCATCGGGACGCCTTCGTCGCAGGATCCGATGTTTGTGCGCTTCTCAAACCAAGAAGACATCAACACATTCGTCGCCACGGCGACCAATACGGCTGGCGGCCAGCGCCTGACGGACGGAAACTACATCGTCTCGGCGCTTCGCTCGCGCGGACAAATCTTGATCTGGACGGACACGGCACTGCATGGCATGCAGTACCTTGGACCGCCGTATACCTTTGGCTTCCAGCAGCTCGGGGCCAACTGTGGCCTTATCGGGCCGCATGCGTCGGCGGATGTGAACGGCGTGGCGTACTGGATGAGCAAGGACGCCTTTTTCGTGTTCGACGGTGTCGTCAAGAAGCTCCCCTGCACGGTCCAGGACTATGTATTCAAGGACCTGAACTTCACGCAAGCACAGAAAGTGCATGTGGGGATCAACACGCAGTTCAACGAAGTGACCTGGTGGTACTGCACGGCGGACACCGACTACATTGATCGCTTTGTGACCTTCAACTACCTCGAGCAGGTATGGTCCGTGGGCACTATGGCGCGTTCCGCTTGGGTGGACCTTGGCACTTATTCCTTCCCGATGGCGACACAGTACGATATCGACGGTACCGAGGCTACGATCAGCACGATTTATGGACTCACCCCTGGGCGGTCCGTGGTCTATAACCAAGAGTTTGGCAAGAACGGCAACGGGGATCCGATCCTTGCGTATGTGAAGTCGGGGTACTTCGATATCGGCGATGGCGATCAGGTGTTGTTCATGAAGCGGTTCATCCCGGACTTCAAGAACCAAGAGGGCGATCTCACGGTGAGGTTGCTGTTGCGCTTGTATCCGCAGGTCTCCGCGACGCCGAGCTCGCTTGACCCGTATGTCATCTCTCCGGGTACAGACAAGGTGGACACGCGCGCGCGTGGGCGGCAGATCTCGTTGCAGATCGAAAGCTCTGCGCTCGACACCAACTGGCGCTTCGGCACGATGCGTGTTGATATCCAGCCGGATGGGTTGAGATGAGTAAGATCTTCAACGTCCGTCTGCCTAACGCAGCGGCGGTCAACTACAGCCAGGAGCAGTTCAACCAGCTTGTGCGCTCGCTGGAGCAGGTGATTTTTCAGCTCAACAACACGTATTCGCCCGTCGTCACCGAGGACAAGGACTCGGCGTACGCGTGGTATGGAGATGGCGGAGGATTTATGGACACCACCGGATTGCCAGTGCCGATCTCAATTGGCGGGACAAACACAGATGCGTTTGGCCGTCTGCGCGTCAGCCAGCCCTACACACTGTTTGACAGCCAGAACAGGTACGCCTCTGACAACCAGTTTGATAGCTCAGTATCCGGCACCGGCTCTGTAACCTTCAACACCAACCAGGCAAGTAACACCCTGGCTGTTACTGCTGGTGGCGTGGGGTCCGTGGTCCGTCAGTCGTTCCGCTCGTTCCCTTACCAGCCTGGCAAAGGCCTGTTGATGCTTGCGACGTTCCTCATGGACAACGGAACATCGGCCAACCTGAACCAGAAGGTTGGCTACTTCAACACGCAAAACGGCGTGTTCTTTCAGCGCACCGGTGGTACCAACTCCTTTGTTGTTCGC